CTCATAATAAATTCCTATCAGCCAAACGCTCTTAGTCCGGGTTTATTAAATACTCCGGCAAAAGGATTATTAGGTTGTGCAAACTGAGCCGCACCAGATAATACACCTCTATCCATGTCTCTTCTTCTTTGTCTCTTAGCTTCCTGATCTCTGCCTATAGCCTGTTGTTTTTCCATAGCATCCATTTGTGCCAAGTTACCAGCACCAATTGCTGTTGGCAAAATAGATTCAGGTTTCATAAAAGCTTCTAATCCAGCCTTTGCACCCTCTTTAGTAAAGAGAGATCCTATTCTGTCTGTTCCTGTCATATTCTGCCTAGCAGTATCTAGGGATGCTTGAGCAACTCCTTTTCTTGCTTCTGCGCTACTTAACGCTTGCTGCATTCTGCCTATGTCCGGCCTACCAACGGCAGCATTAGTAAGCGCCCCTGCGCGTTCCATCTGAGGAGTTAGAGTCTCAACAGGTTGAGTCATTGCGGCAGCATCTGCAATAGCCGAGCTTGCATCAGCAACTTCAGTATTAGCTGTAGCAAGATCAGCAAGTTGATCCTTTGCTCCAACAGCATCACTTGCTGCACCCAAAGCTTTACCCATACCAAAGCTTGTAATACCAGCCATTATGCCTTTCTCAAGATCACCTTCTACAGCACCAGTTATTAACCCAGAGGTTATTGCTGAAGTCAAAGCAGGCGCTCCAGCAGCGGCTGCACCAAGGCCACCAAGACCAACTGCACCTAAAGCACCGGGAACAAACTGAGCTATAAGAGGAGCCAAGAAAGGTAAGAAAGCTTCTGGCTGACCAGTAACAGGATTGGTTGTTAATCTTCCTGTAGGAGACAAAGAAGCTATGCCTTGAACTTCAGCAGGATTCATGTGAATTAACATCGAATCACCGTACCTACCGTACTTTGCTAACTGGTCTGCATTTGCCTGTAACGGCCTCATCGTATTGTTCATCAACTTGTCTCCACGCCAAACACACTAAAGCTAACATCGGTAGAACTAGAGTAAACTTTCATAACATCGCCTTGTCCTAAAGTTATACCTATTACAGCAGTCAATGTGTCATTAGCACTTATCTGCTTATCATAATATAAAAACTGTTTGTTATCTGCCCCAGCGTTATTAACGTGAATGCTAAGTCTAAAAGTCTGAGCAGAACCGCTACGATTACACGCCACAAAAGAACTTATTGTTGTTACAGTAAGATCAGGAACTGTATACAAGACCTCAGTGGTAGTGGCAGCAGCATCAAGCTGACCGAGGACTTTTATAACATCTGTCATTTTGCGCCCATGAACATAAAATGATATTTCCGTATAGCAAGAGAAGCATCTTTGTCTTCTTTATCAGCTACAACATTTATTGTATCTTGAACTTCTCGGAAAGATCTTTCCACTGTTCTTCTGTTTGTAAGCTCATTGTTATAATCATACTGTGGTGGAGCAATAGGAAGCACAACAGATCTTTGTTCAGCCATCACCTTCTCCCATCAGGTCTAACATCAAATCTAAGATCACCAAGAGTCCAACCATACCCAGTCCCGGTACTTTGTATCCTAACGATAGTCTCTCTTGCTCTAGCTCTAATAAAAGTTTGCTCGGTGCTTGATGTAACTGTAGAAGAAGCTAATGTTTGTGCATCTTGTAAAGGAAATTCTTTACCCTTCAATGTAACATCTATAGCCGCCGAACTAGCTGTTCCTTTAAACTCAAAATCAGGAATCATCCGAGACATAAACATAAACTGTTCTCCATCTCCAAGTTCTATTCCTCCAGACTCTATATAAGAGTTCATTGCCTCGCCATCAGCATCAAACCCTCGCTCATGAAAATATAGATAGCTTGCAGTGGTGCTAATATTAGAGGCAGCGATTGGAAAGTTTCTAGTATTTGCTGGAATCCAAGCACCCCTGTCCAGAGTTCCTACAGACCAAGAGTCTTCTTTAAAATTATATGTAACATAGTTGGTGCATTCTGTGTTCCCAGTCCCTATAGGATAGAACCAAGTTATCTCTGAAAAATCCACGCTCGTTGTAGCGAACACTTTAAATATTTCGGCTTGATTTATATTACTAAATACATAATCAAGAACAGAGCAAGTCATTCTTTGAATGGCTCCGTTATAAACATAAAATCCACCACGATCCATAAAGTAAACAACATCACCCGCACTAGTCGCAGCTTTGGGAGAGACCATAGAAAATCCTTCACTAATCAAGGAAAATTGATATGTAAAAGGAGATCCAGAATAACGCATAGAATGAATGCTGTTATCTGTAAAAATTAATATCTCTTGTCTAGTCTTAATTGCCCCAACAATAAATGACCCAGCAGGAATAGTAACTCCTCCCGCAGTATTTGTTGCTGTAGGAGTCCAATTAAAAGGATTCTCTTGATCAGACCATCTAATAAAAAGAGGGTCAATTGAAGCTGACCCTATAGCGTTTGTCCCGAATGCTATAGTATGTCTGTCTGTATCAGATACCATTATCTGAAGAGAAACAATTGGGCAGTCTGACGCATCAGCATTACTTGCTAATGTGGCAGCCCTAGTTGTAAGACCTGCGCTTTCATCCCAATAATAAATGTCTCCACCTCTTGGATTTATTATAAGATCATCGCCAAAGGTATCCTCACTATAAAGTCTTAATTGATTGCCAGAGCTTATAGCAGTAGATCCACCCCAAGCAGAAGAACCCCATGTGCCTGCACCAAATCCAGTAGAAGGAACGTAAGTATCAAGACCTGTGTTTATCTGATATACCCCAACTACCGATGACCCGCCATTTCCTGTATCAGAACCATTCGCTACAACCTCAGATCCTGTTGTACTCTTTGCTTCTATCCTATAAGAGTTACCATCTACGATAGAAGATATTTGATACTCTTGATTAAGAACAGCAGCAGTTATATTACCGCCCAAAGAAACAGCTCCAGAATAAGTAACAAAATCTCCTTGTTGCGCTCCATGAGCAGTGTCTGCAACAGTAAGGGTTGCGTCACCATTTGTAGCAGAAAACGTAACATCGCCAGCAGCAGTGGTTGCTCTGATAGGAGTTATGTCATAGTAAGCATCACCGCTGCTAATGTAGTACTTTAAAGTAGTACCAAGTCCTAGATAATCTGTAGCGGCAGCAGCTTTCCAGTCGTGTAAAGATCTACATATTCCAAGAAAGGTATTAGAAGAATACTTTTGCCACCCACCTATTTGTTCTGGGCGGCCCTTGCGAAATCTTATTTTATCTGAGTCATACCATCCGCTATCAGCAGTATACTCTGTGCCTTCTTTGTTTACGCCGGGAGCAAATTTGTATTTAACTAACATCTAAATTTACCTTTAACCTGTTGGCAAGATGAGCCTTCTTTACTTCTTGCTTACTTTGGCCGTAATACGGTACAGCGTGGTGATGAGCCAGAAGACCAGCGCATAGCCATAGTCCATCAACTTGAAAGTCTCCAAGATAGCGGCCATACTTACCTTTTTCGTGCGTTTTTAAAATTGCTTGCGATCCTATTGGCAAGAATTCTTTAACGAACTCTTTTGCAAGTAGTCCATATTTTTTTTCTTCCAAATCTCTAGTGCGAGATTCCTCGCAATCGATTCCGAAAAGACGGATACGACCAGCACTGCCACGAATCCAACAACCAAAGCCCAAATCAACATCGACATCAATAGTATCTCCATCAATTATTTTTACTACAGTACAATTAAATAAATAGGGATCAGACATTAGTATTCATTTGTCCTTATTTGATCGGTTACTTCTATGGCCCTGCCTTTTACTTGCGTTGCCCAGCGAGAATTTAAAAATTCTGTAGAAGCTTCAGCATAAGAACCTTTTTGCATATGCTCAATAGCGTTTTTAAATGTCCTAAATTTTGTTGCTCCTAGATTAAAGTGCATATTTATAATTGCATCTTTTCTAGCACCATCATCAAGCTGACCAAACCAATTGTACTCTAGTGTCAACTCCTTGATTGTACGAATAATATCATTTTCTAAAAGATGATCTACCTCTTCATCTGTAAGACCAATGCCGCCGTTTGCATCTACATTTCGACCAATGCCTAACGTATAAAAACCAGCAGGACATTTGTATATAACATGCCTGTCATTAGTTTTAACCACGCCTTCGTGACGCTTTAGCTGTTCAATCAATTCATACATCTTATTTTTTTCCATTCGACCCGCCATAATAGAATGCCGCTGCCGTGCCTAATATCCCGCTTAACTGCCCTAGAACCAACGATATAATTGTCTCGTCGTTTTGATCATGAGGCATCATAGTTACCATAAGTACAAACGCGCCATACAGAAGAAGTGTCAGTACGGAAAAGAGCTTAGGGGTTAAGTCTGTGGCAAAAGCTGCTCTTGCATCTTTACGGTCTTCAACTTCAGTTTTGAAAGACTCAAGGTCTATTTCCATCTCTCTAATTTTGAGCTTAAAATCCTCATCGGCTTGCTTAACAAGCACTGCTTTATCTGGCTCTCGTTCAATAAGGTCTTCGATTTCATTAGCTGTAGTAGATTCTGGCAAACTTAACTTTGCTGCCACCATTTTAACAGCCATACCAGCCAGAGGCCCACCCGCAGCCGAGGCAATATTAGGAGCTAGAGACTT